GCCACCGAGGTGTAGTTCGCCTGCCACATCACCGACCAGCAGCCGCACACCCACGGCGACGGCCATACCCCGTCTCCGGCGTGCGGGCGCGAGCGCAGCTCCATCCGCTGCTCGCACCCGGTGCCGCGCCACTGCTCGCCGGTCATCGAGAAGAGGATCTCCGCGGACATCCGCAGGATCGTGACCCACTGGTCGTCGCTGGCCCGCTGCCGCCACTTCTCCGGCACGTCGGCCGGAGTCGCCCACGGCCCGCACAGGACCGCGGAGGCCTGTGCGGGCGGAACGTCGGGGATCGGCAGTGGGGTCGTCACGGCGTCTGCGCGATGACCGGCACGGCGCCGGCGTCCAGGTTGGGCTTGGTGGCCTCGCGGACGTACTGCCACACGCGGTCACTCGGGTAGGTGAAGTCGTCGTTCGGGCCCTTGCCCCAGCCGGCGTTCTGGACGCTGTAGCCGTTGAACTCCGGCAGCATCGCCGCGTCGCCGCCCAGCGTCCACGTACCCGCGGGGATGAGGAACGCGCGCGGGATAACCCAGTGGAAGTACGGCAGCGTGGTGGCCATCGCGGAGCCGATGACCGCCTTCGTCCAGAACTCCAGGCTCACGCCGTTCGGGGTCTCCTCCACGCCCGACTGGGGCGCGCGGTAGCCGATGTCGTTGGCCGGGGTCGAGCTGTCCTGGATCACGTCGCCGCCGATCAGGAACGCCAGAAGGTTCGGGTCCGGCGTGCAGATCTGGAACCCGTTCAGCGAGCCGCGCTTGAGCGTGTAGGGCGCCTGGTAGTTGACGCACGCCACGCCGGAGCCGTTGAGCTGGGTGACCTGCTTGGCGTCCTCGTACTCCAGGCCCACGTCGACCTTGACCAGCGCGTCCGAGGTGTACGCGTTGGCGGTGCCCACGAGCGGGGCGCCGTTCACGTCCAGCTTCGCGGCTCGCAAGCCCAGGGCGAACAGAGTGCCCGCACCGTCGTATGCCATTGCTATCTCCTCACGGTTCCGGGAACTTGATCGCCAGCTGGCAACAGGGATCGAACGCGACCGCGAACATGCGATCGGCCCACATCGTCTGCCGGTTGGTCCGGCGGTCGATGGTGATCGAGTTTTCGTCGGTCTCGACCAACGGGGACAGCCGGGTCACGACAGGCCCGGTGGCGTAGCCCCAGATCCCCGCGACCGGCGCCGGGGCGACGCCCGGCGTGGTGACCGCGACGGTGACGCCCGGTGTGGTGCCGCCGGTCAGGGAGCTGGCCGCGGTCATCTGCGGCACGCTGCCCATGCTGCCCGCGAACGTCACCGTGAACGGCCCACCGTTGGAGCCGGTCACCTGGACCTCGTCGGCACCCAGCGCATTCACCAGAGCCGTCTGAACCGCCGACGGGCTGGCGTTGTAGGCGATCGGCGCGGTCGCGACGTGGCCGGGCACCGTCAAGGTGAAGGTTCCGCCCGTCGGCGCGCCGGTGATGGTGACAGTCTGGACGGTGCTGGTACCGCCGTCGAGCGCGCCCTCGCCGGTGTAGCCCGCGTCGGCGACGACCGCCGCGTCGGTCGCGGTCCGGATCTCGTTGCCGACCCGCTCCAGCTGAGCGGCCGCCTGGGTCATGATCCGAATCGGGATGTGCAGGATGACCCGCTGGCCCTTGGTGCGCTGCCGAGCCTCCTGCTCCAGGTAGCCGAGCGCGTCGAGCAGCGTCGCCGCGCCGGTCAGCACCTCGGCGTTCCCGTCGGACAGGTACGGGTTGTGGGTGTAGCCGGTGCCGGGGTCCGGGAACGGGTCGGCCTTGGTCGCCATCCCCGTCCACAGCTCGCGGCCGACGGCGAAGCTCGCGACCGCTTCGGCCTGGCGCATCAGCCGGGCCTTGTGCTCCGCGGTACCCAGCTGGTTCATGGAGCACGTCGAGGACAGCCGGTAGGCGGACGGGGCGACGTACACCAGGTTGGTTCCGGACTCCTCGGCCGCCGCGGGGATGTCGCACGGAGCGAACACGCCCAGCTCCGGGCAGGTCTCGCCAGCGAACGCCAGGCCGTTGGCCCAGTGGTTGTCAGGAGAGGCCGGGGGGATCGCGGTGGCGAGCAGGTTGGCGGAGGTCTGCGCCTGGGCGTGCGGCGCTTCTACCGGCTGGTAGTACACCACCTGGTGCTCCTTTCGTCAGGACGTGGCCGGGCTGATGCCCGGGAGGCCTGGGGTCGGGGCCCAGGCCTCCCGGAGATCATCAGCTGGCGGTGTCCAGCCAGCCGCCGGTGGGCACGGCCTTGGTGCCGGCCGCGGACCCGTCCGGGCGCAGCGGCATCTGGAATCGGAGCGACTCCTTGCCCTCGAAGAGCACGCCCTCGAAGGTCTCCACGAACGTCTGGTAGCGGTTGCGCGCGTTCAGCTGGGAGTCCCGGACCAGGCCGAGGTCCAGCGTGCCGCCGTCGAGGAACAGCCAGTCGCCCTCGACGAACAGGAGCGCGTCCACGTTCGCCGGGTAGCTCGGCACCATGGCGCCCGCGGTGCTGTCGGCGTACCACTGCTGGGCGAAGCTGACGCCGCTGGCGGTGGAGGCGTTGAGGCCGTCCAGGTGCCAGGTGACGTTGACGTTGCGCGTGGTGAACCACTGCTCGATCTGCGCCTGGGCGATGGCGAACAGGTCCGCCGGGGACGCCATGGTCATACGGCGCGCCAGGTCGGTGCGGAGCAGGTTGATCACCCACTGCGGCATGATCGTGCGCAGGGCCACCGTCGAGTTCAGGCGGTGCCGGTTGCGGTAGTAGGCGATCACCCGGTCGTAGGTGGTGAGCAGGTCGGCGATCGCGGAGATGACGCCGCCCAGGCCCTTGAGCACCTTCGAGCCGGCGTTCAGCTGGGTGAGCAGCTGGTTCTCCGCGAGCCGGGACCACGCGATCTGGGCTGCCTGGGTGGTAGCGGAAACCCACTCGGTGTCGAACCGGGCGGTCATGTTCGGGAACTCCAGGCACATGTACGTGCTGTAGATCGAGGCTTCGAGCACCCCGGGGCAGTCCACGACGTAGCAGGACTTGTAGACGTTGGTGTCCGGGTCGGCCGGGGGCTCCACGATCGCTTGGTCGTCGGCCTGGGTCCAGATGCCGAGTCCGGTCGTCATGGCCAGCGCGTCGAACGGGGCGCGGTACTGGATCACGCCGCGCTCGGTGCGGAACGCGTTCAGCGCGCTCTTGACCGGCCGGTCGGTGACGCCCAGCACGCGGATGTCGTAGCGGACCTCCGGCGGCAGGCAGAGCCCGCCCGCGGCGACAATGGCCTCCTGGCTGGTGGCCGCCGCGATGCGCTCGGTGTTCTGCGCCGGGTCGGTGCCGAGGGTGCGCTCAGCCGGGTAGGCGAACTCGGTGCGCGCCACCTCCTGCCGGCCCATGCCGCCCGAGGCGTTGATCTTCGCGGCGAAGGCGGTGAGGAACGTGGCGTCGTCGAGCTTCGTCCCGGCCTCCATGCCCGGCACGCCGCCGCGCACGACCGTCTTCGCGTTCACGAACTGGCCGGCCTCGGGAACCTCGGGAGAGCCGTCGGTGCCGAGCTTGGCCAGCGAGGTCCGGCGCTTCGCGGCCAGCTGGCCGCTCTGCTCGCCGTTGCCCTGCTCGCCGTCGGCGGGCTGACCGCCCTCGCCGCCGTCACCGACCGGAGCCGCCGCGGGCTCAGCCGGCTTGCCCTGGTCGGCGCCGCTCGGCACTGCCGCCTGGGAATCCTTGTCGGGCTGGGGGATGTTGTCCCGCGAGGGGTCGTGCACCCCGTCCAGCTCGGCCAGCGCGGCGGCCTGGTCGGCGGCCAGCTGAGACCGCTCGGTGAGCGCCCCGGCGAGCTGCTGGGCGTTGGCCTTCACTCCGCGGAGGGCCTCGACGTTTTCCTTGCTGGGGGCGTTCTGGGCCAGCTCGATGCCACGCTCGCGGACAGCGGACAGAGCCGCCTTGATGTCCGCTTCGCTGGCGTTCGCGAGATCACCCAGGATCTCCGCAATGCGCTTCGGGTCCACGATCGGCCCCTTCCGTGTCGTCTTCGGTGACGGGGGCCGGTCCGGTGCTGAGAGCGCCAGCGCGGTGAGGGCTTGGAGCCCGGGAACGCGCAAGTGCCCCGTCTCCCGGGAAGGGTAGACGG